GTTTTTGGTTTAAAAGCTAAGGCTTTTGTTCTGGAACGCCTGCCTGTTAGCTCAGATCAGGTGTTGAGAACTCGACTACAGGATTCCAGAGGCAAGTTTGGTCGTATTTTAGGCGAATTTGTGTGCCAAGACAGTACTATCAATCAGTTGTTGATTGAGACCCATAATGCTGTGGCCTACTTTGGGCAGTCCAAAGAAGATATTAAGCAATCGCACTTAGACAACCGTAAATTAGTCAAAGGGTATCGCGATGGCTGAAGTTGAAGTCGGCGGCGTAAAATTCAAGGGCGGCAAGATGCTTATCGTACTGACCGCTTTGTCTAGCGCGGGCGGTGCGTTATGGGGTGGGTTCGAATTCTGGAAGGATTATCAAAATTTGCAGCAAACAGTGAAAGACTACACGGCCCCAGACCTATCAGGTTTCGACAAGCAACTGGCGGTGATGGCTAAAACTATGGGAACAGTGACCAAGGAAATGACCTCTGTCCGCAACAGGGTACTGGAAGTGCAGCAGATCGTGCGGGATATTCGCCAGGACACAAGAGCTGACGCCGTGTCTTTGGAGAACGCCATTTCCGGGGTCGATAAACGCTCTCGCGTTCTTGATACTGAGACCCGTGCGGCTATGAGGCAGGGAGAATTGGCTCTGCGTGCCATTGCAGCGAGCGCGAATGAACGGTTTGATGCTAAAATTAACCGCGTGACCGCTACCGCGAGGCAGAGCGAGAAAAATATTCGGGACATTACAGAGTCGGCATCTAGCAGATTTGATGCCAAGATAAACGGCATCGACGCTAAGCTGAATGTGTTCGAAAAACGCCAGGACAAGAAGTTGCGTGATGCCCTTAATAATCCGCTCTTGAGGCAGTGAATGGCGCTAAATATTAATTACACGCCTTCGCTAACCTGCACCATGTTCATGCAGGACGACCGGAAGATGCGGGTTCTCATGGGCCCGGTTGGGTCCGGTAAATCTGTTACTTGCTCGTTTGAGATTATTCGGCGGGCTAGCCAACAGACTCCAAATTCACAGGGTATTCGACAGACGCGGTGCGCGGTGGTCCGCGAGACCGCCCGGCAGCTCATGGACACGACCATAAAGACGTTCCTGGATTGGTTCCCTCCGGGTGTCTGCGGTGTGTATATGAGAACTACCAAAACATATTTTTTCAAGGTTGGTGATATCGAATGCGAAGTTATGTTCCGGGCTCTGGATGACGCAGATGATGTTGCTAATCTGAATTCGTTGGAACTGACATTTGCATGGTTCAACGAGTGCCGCGATATGCGGCCGGAAATTATTGACGCCATGTCCAAGCGTGTTGGGCGGTTTCCATCCAAGCGGGATACGGGACCGAGCTGGTTCGGGATGTGGGGGGACACTAATCCGCCGACGATGGATACCTGGTGGTATTACCAGATGGAGGGGATTGATCCAAAGGACGGCGTTTCGGAAAATGATAATGGGTGGGCTGTGTATAAGCAGCCATCAGGTAGAGGTTCACTCGCAGAGAATATTGTGAACCTACCAGATGGATACTACGATATCCAAGGGCGTAGTGATGAGTATATTAGAGTATTCATCGACGGGGAATATGGACTTAGTTCGGCTGGTGAGCCAATTTATAAATATTTTCGTCCTGATTACCACATGGCTCATGAGCGTCTTCAGCCTATTATTAACGGAATTCGTCCTGTTATTGTGGGTATGGATTTAGGACTCACGCCCGCCGCTGTGATTGGGCAGTTAGATACCCGCGGGCGTGCGCTTATATTTGATGACTGTGTAAGTTTTGATATGGGGGTCCAGCGGTTTATACGCACGATGCTGAAGCCGCTATTGTTTGAGCGATATCCTGGTGCGACTGTAATGATTATAGTCGACCCTGCTGGAGTGCAGCGGGCACAGACTGACGAGCGCAGTGCCGTTGATATTATCAGAGCCGAGGGTATGAAGGTGATACCCGCGAAGACAAATAATATATCGGCTCGTCTTAGCGCTGTGGATGATTACCTTATGCGCCATGCGGACGGTGATAGTGCATTTTTGGTTGACCCAAGTTGCACGGCTCTTAAGTCTGCCATGATGGGTGGGTATAGGTTCCACCCCAAAACCGGCAATATCCAGAAGAACAAACATTCGCATGTTGCTGAGGCTTTACAATATTTAATGTTACATATTGCATCTATAGCGGATGGTGCTATAGTAACGCAGCGCCGAGAGATTACATCTCATTCGGCGCTTGGCTGGACCTAGTTTCCCCCGATGAGGTACAGCCTCCTCCCTGTTGGTTGGAGTCGTCTCCTGCCACAACTTCTCCCCACATACCCCCCACGGTATGTGGGGGGATTTTTATTGACTATATAACGTGTTTTGCGTTAAAGCTGGAGTTCTGAGAATTTTGCCCAAAGAATAACGATCGGGCTACGTCGTTCTTGGGAACCTGAAATGAAATATCGCAGCGGCTATAAATATCAACTCGCCGAGGACGAGATATTTCAGACTGTACTGCGACCGACGCACCACATTGAAACATCATTTATCGACTTAACTACCGACGGCGAGCTGGCTGTGCGGGCTTTCTACGCTTGGGACGGACCTAGTGGCCCGACTTGGGACACGCCAAGCTCCATGCGCGGTTCGCTGTTTCATGATGCCGCCTACCAATTACTTCGAATGGAACAACTACCGCAGGACATGCGACGTCTTATCGATACTGAGATGGGTCGGTTCTGTATCGACGATGGCATGTGGAGGTGGCGGGCAAAACTGTGGGTGAGGGAACTCCGGTTTGCTACCGCCGCAGCCGACCCTAAGAATAGAAAGAAGGTCCATACCGCACCATGAAAACTCTCATAATAACCACTATGCTGCTCACGCTGACAGGCTGCGGGTTCACATCGGCGGGCACCGCTTTCACCACTATGGCGCGCAAAGCCGGACAGCAGGCGATGGATTCAGGGGTGGTTAGGGCTACTTGGTTCCTATGCGATGCTGCATCGGTAGGGGCCATACAGCGGCGATTCGGTCGGTCAGAAGTTATGGTCAATGCTTGGCGCTCGCTCTGCAAAGACGATGCGGGGATCATAGCACCGAGTACCCCGGAAAACTAAACTACTAAACGGGCAATAATATGGGATTAATAACAAATTACTGGCGCTAAATCATACTGGGGATTTTTTGTTGTATTTTATTATTTTCTAGTGTTAGTGTTGTAGTTCCGAATTTTTAGCAGCGGGGAAAATACTATGCCAGGCGCATCCGGAATGGATTTTTACGGTCACAATCGGTACAACAGTCGCGTTAAGCACGCGACGCCTCTTAGTGGGACAAAGGCTCCGGGAGTCGGTAACGTCAGTGCTTCGGGGGATACTTCTTTCGAGCACTCGCGCGACCTCGGCGGCGGGAAGCTTACCGGTGGTACGCCCGCTAAAACTCCGAAGGTTCGGAATCAGTCTACTCCGGACTATGTTTCTTACGGCAGTCGTATTGCGACGCCGAATGCGACGGGTGGATGATGCCTAGTCATGTAGATAAAGCATTCAACGAGTCTATGCGTCGTATAATGGGCCCGGGGTGGAAACCGGGTGGGGGTAACCCTGGTACAAAAGCCCGTAAGAACAGAGCTAGTAGTAGGGCTGCTGCTCCTAAAGCGCGGGGTACAAAACCAACTTCTCCAAAGCGTAAGGTGAAGAATTCGCTCCAGTCCGAGGCCGGTGAGTGGTCTAAGCGGACGGGTTTGCCTAAACATATGTATTCTGGTTCTAAAACGTATATGGATAAACACGCGGATCCGTCTAAAGGCGTAGGTAAATATAAACGCTCAATATACAACAAAGATGGTGAGCGGATATTAAGGTTTAGATGAGTACGGTAATGCCTAAACGTACCAAGAAATCTAATACGACTAAGAAAAAGAAGAAGCGGAAGGTCTCCCGTATGAAGCGCATCGTTAAAAAGTCGGGTAGTGGGTATTCGTGATGGCCGGGCTAAGTTTTCTTCGTGTGGTCGGTAATGCTGCTCTCGTTGAGAACGAGCGCAAGGAGGCTTTGCTTAGCGCCGAGAAGCGGCAGCAGGAACCTTTTCTGTTAGGGCTTGGAGCTTTTTTACGTGACGCTTTCGAGGCGGCAAAGCACGCCAAGGACCCCATAAATACCCAGATGCTGAAGGCGTTGCGCCAGCGCAATGGGGAATACGAACCTACTAAGATAGCATCAATCCGCAAGAACGGCGGGTCCGAGATATTTATGATGCTGACTGAGGTTAAGTGCCGCGCTGCGGAGAGCTGGTTGCGGGACATCCTCATGGATACCGGCACACCACCGTGGGATTTGAAGCCAACGCCAAT